TCTATAAGCAGTTGTGCCCAATGTTACAATATCTTCGGTGGATTCAAACACCTCATATCTTTTCAAACTATCATGTTGATTGCTCGAACTAAGTTTAATTTCATTTAAAATATTACGGCCTCCAGCACCTTGTAGTCCAATGTTTGATGTTGAACCTGCATATGTGAGATTACCCATATTAGTTAATGCTTGAATTTGTGTTGCAGTAAGTGCCATATTACCTGATGAGAGTTGTCCTATTGCCATATTGTGTCCTGAAAATTGAATTAAGCTATTATTTGCTATACTATATAATAACAAAACCTCGTACTGTTGTCAATACGAGGTCTATGTTAAATGGAGATATCTTCCATTCCGCTTGTCCGTAATCGGACTATATGACCCATTTGCCATTGTTTAGCATCTAAGCCTTTCATCACACCTAACCATTGATTACGCACAAACGCAACTTCATTGATAAGTGTTTCATAGTCAATTACTTCCTGCTCACCGTCAACATACTTTTCAGCAGTACGATCGGTTAATGCCCGATTGTATGATTCAAGGTATTTTTGAAAGTGTTTTCTTCTGATCTTTCTTAGTTGAATATTAAGATAATTCAACACAGCCTCAATTTCTTGAAGCTGGTTGAAACGATGTTCAGTGATACCCGGTAATGCGGCAATGTTCTTTTCAACGTTGCCCCAAATCTTTACATCATTCTTTGCTTGAGTTAACTCATTGTCATAATGTGATACAAAGTCGGGTAATCTACCTAAATCAGTCGAAACTAATGTTAGCCAATTTGCCATTTAATTCCATTCGTCATCGTCTTGTTCTTCATCATATTCTTCGTATTCTTCTTCTTGAAAGTGTTGTTCGGCATAGCCCTTCAATGCTCTAGTAATGTCTTTATCACTAAAATCATCTTGGATATCATCAACGCTGTAATTGTTTTCAATCAAATATGTTACTAATGATTCTGCCGCATCACGGCGTTCATTCAAATCTATGTGATCTCTCAACACTTCCCAAATTTCTGATGCTGTACTTAAACTCATTCTTTATTTTCCTCCGTAGTGGGTTCAGAACTACTTATCTCAGTTGTTGCCTTATTACTAAACTCTGTCATTACAGTGTCTAAGCAACCACCTTCATTAGATTCCCAACCCTTACGGAAGAATTTTAAGATTTCACCATCATTTGTTGTATACGCTAAACGATTACCTTCTTTAGTTAACATGCCTTCATTTTCAAACAAGTCTAACAAGCCACTATATGGACTCATACCTGTTTTATATGGAATCTTAACTTGCACAGATTCAAATGGTTTTGCATAACGAGTTTTCATAATCTTACAAGCGGCACGAATACCGTTTACTTCTGAAACTTTGTTACCATCTTCATCTTCTTTCAATTTCAATTTACGCATAGCAACAACAATTGAACTTGCATAAATGAAGCCTTGACCGCCAGAGATTTTGTCATCTGGGTCAAACATATCCTGTGATGCGTATGTGTGATTAGTAGCAATCAAACCTACGTTTGCTGAACCAAACATGTTTACACAATTACGAACAAGTGCTGTAAGTGCTTTAGGTTTACGACCCATATCACCTTTCAAATCACCTGCATCAAATTGATTAACGTCAGTTGGTGTTAACAACATACCTAAACTGTCAATCACAAACAAGACTTTAGGACGATCATCAGCTGGTTGTGTTTTATAATCTGCCATGAACTTTGAAATTGTTTTAGCAACATCATCAATCATAGCCATGTTAAGTTTTAATAATTTGGATTCATCAGTATCAACACCCAAATTATGAAGCCAATCTTCGTCCAAAGCATTCTCGGAGTCAATAAGTACAACGAATATACCTTGTTCTTGTGCGTGGCGTACAATGTTTCCTGAACAGATGTAACTTTTGCCTGCACCGCTTTCTCCAGCAAACACAGTAACTTTACCAAGAGGTACACCCTTATTAAAGTCACCACTAATAAGATAGTTAAGTGCATAGTTGCCTGTGCTAATCCAGTCTGTAGGGTCGTTGAAACCAATGCTTAATCCTTCAATACTTTTTGTAATCTCCTTACGGAACTTACTTACGTCAAACGGTTTTCCCAATTTTATCTCCAATCAATTCTTTATCTAAAAGCTCGGGACATTTTTGTACTAACTGCTCAATCTCATGATCTAGCGGAAAGTGACGTAATGCACCGCGGGCTCGGTCACGAACTATGCTCGGGACCCTAGGTGTTTTGCCAGGGTCACACAGTTCTTCCAATAGTTTTTTACCTGCCTTCAAGGCTCGATATCTTTCGTCTGGTAGTGTCATGTGTACTCCTACAGAATAAGGACCTAAGTCCTTATTCGTTTAAGCAGCCTTGTTTTGGCGTGAACGAATCATCGCCAATAAGTCTTGTGCTTTGTCGCTAGTTGGATTAGCTGTGGGTACTTGAATTGGTTGACTTGCTTCTTGTGGTTCGTCTTCTTGCCATGGTGTAGATGTTTCTGCTACGGGTGCTGTCGCGGGTGCGCTAGTAGCATTAACTGGCGCTGATTGTTGAGCCGCTGTTGCTCCTGCAGGTGCATCCAAACCGTATGGTTTGTAATATTGACCCCACTTGTCTAAGTCGTATGGTTGACCATCAACACTTGCTTCAAACATTTCTTTCATAATGCGTAGTTCTGCTTCGCCTGGTTTCTTAGGCAAGAACTCTGACAAGTCTGATAGACCGAAACTGTTGATTGCTTCTAACTCAGCTTCTGTCAATGGTGATTCTCTACGAGCAAAACCGCTTGTTGAGTAATCAGCATAGCCACCTTTAGTTGTTTTGCGAATGTTAAAATCAAGACCACGTTGATAGTCTGTTGGCAATTCTAACAATTCAGGATCCATGATACCTGTTCTGATAACTGGAATGATTTGTGGGCTGATAACAAATCTACGAATTGGATTCGCAGGAGTTTGATCGTCACCAATTGGATTTTGACGAACAAAGCCTTGGAACAAGTAACTACGTTTCTTCCAATATTTGTTTGCCATTTCTTTCAAACTTTCGTCTTTGTACCATGGGCGAACTTCTTCCAAGATAGGACATTTTTCACCAGTGTTGTACATTTCGATACATGGAACTTGTACGATAACTTGTTTGATATTTGGTTGACCTTTAACGCCATTGAATGGCAATTTGATCATTGCTTTTTCAACCCAGAAGAATTGATTGTTTGGGTTTGCATCAGGAAGGAAACGTACGGTAGCTTGTGTACCTTCGTCCATGTTCCAGTGGGGATATACAGAATGATCTGATTGAGTTGAAGAAGAACTCTTTTGACCTTTGTTTTCTTGCGCTGCCAAACGAGCGCGGATTTCTGCTAGTGATGCCATAATATATTTTCCTTAATAATTGAGATGGTCTCTGTTTTTAAATATTCGCTACACCGAATGTGTAACTAACATATATGATAGTTTAGCATTACTATCATTGTATGTCAAGAGTATTTAGCCCGTATATGGGCGAAAAGAAAAATACTTTTTTACGTAATCAGAATCCGTTTGATAAACGGTCAACATTAGTTAAGAACTCATTAAACATTGATTCATTCATTGAACCTTGACTAATCCAATCTTGTTGCGCTGGTGGATACTTACGTAAAATATCATGGCAGAAACGTAGATATTGGTCTGCTTCTTGTACAGTTGGTTCTTCATTTTGAGACAACAATAATAGTTTTCCAATATAATCTGTAATAACTTTAATCAATTGGTTTCTTGACCATTTAGATAAATCTCTAGGGTAAAAGTGTTGATAACGTCTGACCAATTGAGTTAACAATTCTTTATCCATGAAGTCATCTTCATCACCCATCATCTCAATTTGTTCAGCCATTTTTACATTTCTCAATGGTCTTTTGTTGAAGCGATTTTGTAACTTATCCATATCTTTTAATCCATATTGAGGTTCATTTTCTGATGGACCTGCCATTGCTTGATGAACTTCTGCTTGGTCATCTTGGTTCTGTGTGTTTGCTAATTGACTTGCTAATGAATGTTTTGGTTGCGTTGGTTTCATTGACATTTTTGACATCATAGTAGCTAACTTAGCAATTTGCTCATTGGCATCTGCGGCTTGATTCTTCAAACGTTCTTCGGATTGATGCATACCAATCATAATATCAGTAGCACGATCTTCCATATCACCTAGCTTAGATTGCATGTCTTTAAATTTCTTGCTGTAATCAGACATGCCTTTGCCTGTAGTACTTACATAATGCTTGAAACGTTCTTCTTTCTTAGCAAGTTTATTTTCTAAATCTTTTCGCAATGTTGCGTCATGCTGTTCGATATTTTGTAAACGTTTTGTGATCTTTTCAAAATAGTCAGAATCAACTTGTGGTTTGTCTTTTAACGTAGTAAGAATTGTAGATAGTTCTTGAATGTGCTTCTCTGACCCTGCATTAGTTTTTACCTTTTCAATTTCTTTTCTCAACTCATTGAATTTCTGTGGGTCAATACCTGGCTTATTTTTTAAACTATCTAAGTCATGTAGCATCTTTTGAACTTCTTCTTGTGATGCTTTCACTGCTTGTTGTTGTAATTCACCTGCAGGTTTGAGTTTACTACTCAAGTCTTTTAGTCTTGCAACTTCTTGGTCAGTCTTTTGTGACTGATTTTCAAAATCATGTAATTCTTTACCTAACTCTTGTACAGTACGAGTTAACTTATCATTCTCACGTTTTACACGATTGATAAGTTTATTCTGAGCCAAGTCCATTTGA